TTCTTGCGGTCCTCGGTGGTCTTGGCAAACTTCACCTCGAAATTCGAGATACCGGCGTTCTCTGGCACGCTGGGCGCGGTCTCAAATGTCACGGTGCCCTTTTCCGCGTCATAGCTTTTCACCGCAATGTCACTGCCGTTGAGGTAGGCCGCAGTCGGTGTGCAGTCCTTGTCAATGCCAGTAACGTCCAGCTGATAGGTTGTGCTCGTACCGTCTCCGACAAAGCGGTTCTTGCGCCACTTGCACAGCATGTTGACGCTTTCATACGTCTCTCCGCCGCCTGCCGCCTTGCGCTGGTAGCTGGTCAGCGGACAGTAGGCGTTGTCGTCCAGCGCATGCTCGGCTGTCTTGCCGTCATAGACGATGTAGTGCTCACCGGTCAGAATAAACAGCTTGCCCTGCATGTAAAAGCCCTGACTGCGGCCGCCGGAATTCAGTTCGCCGAGCAGTTCCTTGCGGCTGTCCGCGACTTCCTTATAGTCCGCATCCAGCTTTACCGCATACAGCTTGTCTCCCGCATGGACGATGAGCGTCAGATTTTCCTCGTCATCGTCGTTCTCATACGGAAAAATTCCGGCGATAGGAACGGCCTTGCCGTCTGCATCGGTAAAATGCAGCAGCGTGCGCCATCCGTAGCGCCGTTCCGGGAAGCCGCCTTCGTCCGCGATCACATTTACCGCACGCGGAGAGCGTCCATCGTCGATCTGGGTCTCATCGGTCGAGTAGTCCAAACCCTTAAAGCGTTTGTAATGCTTGGTGCCTTCTTCGGATTCGGTAAAATCCGGCACCGTAATCTTACGCGGCATGTCTTACTCCTCCCCGTAATCCGGCACCGCAGGCGCAGCGTCCTCCAGCGCGGAAACAAACTCGTTCCGGAACATCACGCTTTCGGCCTTGCGGTTCTCGTCGTCAAACAGCAGTGCAGCAGCCAGTCCCCACGGAAGGGCCACGCGCGTAATGCGATCGTCCCAGTCCAGTTCCGTGCTGTCAATAGCCGTGATTTCCGGTGCATTTGTCAGTTCCTCGTCGCCGCGCTGTGCGCGGATGGCATTCTCATACGGCAGCGCTTCCACAAGCAGGCTGTCCAGCAGCGGCGGCGAATAGCTGTCAAAATCGACATCCGTGCCGGGTGCTTCAATAATTTTCGCCAGTGCCAGCGTGTAAATGCGTTTAATAGTCGTCGCCACGCTCTCACCTCCTTACAAAAAGAGGGCGGGCAGCTGCCCGCCCTCTTGGGTCTTTACTTATCGGTAGCCGACGCAATATCCGAGGTCAGCTTGCCGTTCTTGCCGAACGCAACCACCTTGATGGTCTCGCCTGCCTTGGTCGTAACCGTGCCGCCGGTCGCAACCTGCTTGCGGTTTGCCGAGAAACGCGGGTCCGAGCCGTCCAGGGTGTAGTAAATCTCATCTGCATCCGCTGCCGTAACAGTAGCAGTATGCGAAGCGATCGACACACTGCACGCCTGCTGGGAACCGGTCTTGCCGATAACCACAACGGCGTCTGCCTTGGAAGCCAGTACGAACAGATCGTAGGTCTGGCGGCCTTCGATCAGCGCACCGGAAATACCGGGCGGGTCCTGATGAATCTTGGTGTCGTTAATACGGTACGGGAACGCCAGCGCGGACTCCTGTGCCGCAACCATGTAAACGTCGGTCGGGAACATATTGCTCGGCACCTTGACCACGGTAAAGCCCGCAATCTGGCCAACCGTGCCGGTCGGCAGCTGCTTGCCAGCCAGCGAATCCAGACCGTGCCACTCGTCGGACAGGATGATCTTGGGGTAGTCCTTAGCGCGTACAAACAGCACACGGCCGTTTTCGGGCACAAGGTGCTCATCCATGTAGGTTGCAGCGTCGTAGACCATGGTAACAATGGTGCTCTTGGTCGGCTCTGCGGTTACGCCTGCAATGTGGCCGAGCTTTGCAATACGCGCAAAACCGTACTTATCGCCGGTCGGTACGCACTGCTCTGCGATCTGCTGGCGCAGCCACTGGCCGCTCTTGTTGCTGATGGCCTGCTCGCTCTCATCGCCCTTGTCAACAACGCCGGTAAAGGACTTGTCCTGCGTCATCATGTACTCAACAACGGTGTCCTGTACGTCCTTCACCTCACCGTAGCGGCTGGTGCCGTTGCGGGTGTAGTCCACAACAGGGGTGGTGTTGAGCATGTACACGCGGCAGGTTTTCGCGCCGGTCATCTCCACGTTCGCCTTGCAGTGGGAACGCAGAAACGAGGTGTGGGTATACAGTTTCTCAATAGTAGAGGCATACTTGGTAGTAAGATTGATTGCCATTAGGTTTTGTCACTCCTTTATAATCCCAGCAAGCCGCACAGGAACGGATCGCTTGTGTCGCTCTCGTTTCCTGCCACACTGCCGGGGCTTGTCTGTCTGTTTGTCTGATTTTTCTCTGCGATCTTGACCGCCTGCTGATTCAGTTCAGCCTGATAGCGCCAGTGCGCTTCCGTCGGCGTCATGCCCTCGTTGTTCACAAGTTCCATCACACGCGGCGGAATATCTTCCGGGCGGTGTACACCTGCGAGTACCTCGTAAGCGTCCCACGCCTTGATATTGGCTTCCTGCCGAGCCTGTTCAACAGTCTGGTCAATTCGCTGCTGCATAGCAGTAAGTTCAGCCTGCTGTTTCTGTGCAGCCTGCACTTCCGCCGCACGCCGAGAGGCCATGCGGCCCTCAGCGATCGCTTTGAGCGCCGCGTCCGGCGTTTCCGGAAACTCCGCGCGGCACTGTTCCATCTCAGCCGAGAGCAGCTGTTCGTTTCTCGCGCTCTCCAGCTGTTCCAGGTACTGCTGCCGGTTCATACCGGCGGCCTGCGCATACTGATCCAGTAAACGGAACTCACGTTCACCCTTGGCATCGTAGTTCATACCCTTCTGGAGCAGCTCCACAGGGTTCGTGCCGAGTGCGCTCTGCAGCGCGTTTACTGCCTCAGCAGGCAGTAAAATTTCGGTGTCCTTCCATTTGAAAGGTACCGTCTGCGGTGCAGTATTCTGTACTGCATCGCCGTTTTCGCCGTTCTCAGACGGCTGATTCTCCGGCTCTGTCGGCTGCTCTTCGGTGCGCTGGTCTTCCGCACCGTCCTGCACGGTTTCCTCTGCACTGTCAGCGGCGGTCTGCTGGTCTTCCAAACCGTCATTGCCTTCGAGTGCCGCAAGGAAATCGTTGTCGCTAAAGCCGTCCATGTCCGCGCCGGTGTCGGATGTATTGCCGTCCTCGGCAAAATACTGCAAACCGATACTGTCGCGGAACTCGCTTCCGTCCATGTGATTGCTGGTCTTCCAATCCATCTGAACAAATCCTCCTATATGCAAAAGCTCTCGCTTGTTGCCGTGTATAATGTGTGCTCCTGCACTCCGGCGGACGCACCGGAAGAACCGAAAGAACCGGTGCACCCGTCGAATATCCTTGTCACAAAAATGTGGAGCCCGGGCGCGGGATAATATGGCGAGTATCCCACGTCCGCCGCAGTGCAGGAAAAAGAGATCATGTCCGAGACTCTGACGGACAGGCAAGGCAAAAAACGTACTCGAAAACCTTGCCAGCCGCCTACAGAAAGGAGAAAACAGGGTCTCTCGGGCATTACTGCCCGTCACAGTCTCGGACTTAGTTCCGGCGCTCGGACGGACGCCCAGTCCAACACTGGGCACCCGCCATCAGAAAGAAATAAAGGAATCGTTCCGAGCAGGTGAGGTCAACTCCCGCCCGTCCGAACGCCGGAACAGCTACTTGTAACTACTTAAAACTACTTAAAACCGAAACTTCCGGTCCGTAACCTTGGTAAACTTCGCCTTCTGCGCGTCCAGCTCCTGCTGCATCGCCGTAAACATAGCGTCCACCTGCTGCTCGGTGTACTCATACGAGCTGGCCGCCAGATGGCCGATCATGCTGATAGCCTTGCACGCACGATTGACGCGCGGCTCTGCCAGACGGACAAATTTCTCCGCCTTGCTCTCATTGTTGTTATCCATTTGTCAAACCTCCCTGTTGTAACGCCTGCTGCATGCTGGCCTGCTGCTGCACACGCTTTGCAGCCTCGACCAAACCCTCCTGATCCTTAACCGAGCCTTCCGGCATGCGGCTGAGGAACTCAACCATATTCGGCATAACACCCGCCGTCTGCAAGTTGTTGAGCGTGGATACCTGCAGAATTCTCGACCAATACGACGCCTCACCAATGTGAATATTGAGATCCAGCGCTTCCACCGGCAGCGTCGAGAAGTCGTACATCTCAACGCGGGTTTCCTCCTGCGTCTCGCCGGTCTCGTCTACCACATCGTCCGTGATTTTCACCTGACGCATGCCGTAATAGGCGTGCATCATGTCGATGAGAACCCGCTCGTAATCCTCGACAAACTGGTAATACGCAATCTTGGTCAGCGCCAGCGGCGCCGCATTCGCGGTCTGCACGGCCACAATAGCCGAACTGTTCTCCGGATTCTTCACGTTGCCGAGCGCGGCATCGTTCGCACCGGCCACACTCTTGAGCGCGTCCGTCATAGTGCTGGTAATGCCGGTGGCCTCGGTCGGAATGGGCATCGAGCCTGCAACGCCGGTCAGCGCGTCCTTCACGTCACCGGTAACACCAATAGACGTAGCGTCCGGGTCCCAGCCATTAGGGAACTTGCTCCGGTTGTACACCAGCTTGGGCATCGCATTGTTGCGGAGCATCAGTGCAAGCGCCGTCCACTGCTTGTTGATCTCAATTTGCGTGTTGATGAGCGGTTTGATCTCCATTACGCCGTGATAGCAGTTTTTCCTCGGCTTCCAGCTGAGGTACGCCACCGGATACAGCGTCATCTCGGTTGCCACATCTTGCTCGATCATCACGCGACCGCAGGAGCGGCAGTAATGCACCTTTCCGTCCTCGCTTTTCCAAAACCGTACCAGCTCGTTGCCGAGGCTGTCGCTATTGTTCTGCTCATCATCGCCCTTGTACAAACCGTCGGACTCGCCCTCAATGGCCTCCCATTCCTGGCATCCTAAACGCTTTGCATCCTTGCGGATTTCGGATACCGGCCGACGGCGTACAATAATAAGGTAAGGCTGTTCCTGCACGTTCAAGTTGCTCGGATTGCCGAACAGAATATTGGTGTTCATCACCTGTTCAGCGCAAATCTCACCCTGTACACCGCCCAAACCGGACTGTTTGCTCGCGTCGAAGTAAAAATACAGCGCCGCGTCGCCGTCCACGCAGGCGTCGCGCAGTACCAGATGGTGCTTGCTTTTCAGCTTGGTGCGCTCCACTACGCGGTCAATGCTCTGTTCCAGAATCTTGGCCGCATACTCGGCCTGTTCGTCCGGCAGGAACGGTTCCACTTCCTGGTCTACATCGTTCGAGACGATCTGGGCAACCTTGTAATGTACGATAGGGTCAAGTACGTTCATCGTAATAGGCCGCAGGTTCTTGGATTTTAACCCTTCCCACTGCTTGCCTTCCACGAAGTTCTCGCACTGCTTCACGTCCTCGTACAACCCAAGACCGGTGTTGTACTGTACGCCTTTTTCGTACTCGGCCTGTACCCGCTCGGCGGTGATAGGCTGTTTGTCTTTCATTCTTCAACATCCTCCTGCCCGTGACCGGTGCCGTCATACCGCAGCAGATTGTTCACCTCGCGCATAATGCGGCCCTCGGTGCTCAACCGGTACGCCTGCTCCTTGAGGAATTCCTCTTTCCAGTGCTCGGC